TTCGCCTTAGTAACTGCCAATGATAAGATTAGGTCTCTACCTTCTACAACATCAGTGATGTCCCCTTTACTTCTAATGATAGGAATGATTTTATCTAAATTACCATCACCTTTGTAGTTATGTTTAAATCTCCAAAATTTTGGACCATCTTGTTCGTTTTCTCTATCGATAACTTTAACTATGTAGAATTTTTTTGCTCTATAGTTTCTTGCCAAGATTTTGTCATCCTCACTTCCTGTGGCCAATAAACTTTGTCTAACCTCATTTAAAGGAGATACATCACCATCTTGAGACGGATCATAAAGTTTTAACCATTTTCCATCTACTTGTACTTCATGGAATGCTATTTCTTGGAACGGACTTGTACCGTCAGTTGTTGGGAGAATTCTAATTCTCTTTTGTCCTGATTGTGTTCCTTTAGGAAGAATAGTAGTGAAGTACTTTTTAAGTCTTTCCTCACTGGAAATTCTGTTGCCGCCTGCGGCTGGTTGCGTGTTTTTCTCATACTGAGAAAGAATTGCGTCGATTGAACTCATAATTTTTAAATTTTAATTTATTAATGTTATATAAAAAAGATACACAAAAAAAGTCCAAGAGTCAACCCCTTGAACTTTATTAATTTTTTTATATGTAGTATTTTTTACTTAAGTGTCAGTAAATAAGATAGTTTGTTGATCTGAGCTAACATTTCGTCTTTAATATTAAGTAGATCTGTGTCTTTCGGATTTATTTCCATTTGTTGTAAACTACTCCTCACAGTCTTGATCATTCCAAGTACATCGACATCAGAAAGGTTTTGAATAGATATGTGTGTTTCTTCTTCCTCTAATTTAAATCTACCGTAGATACCCATCGCAATTTCGACAAAATTATCTATAAGACCATCTAACACATTATAAGTCTCTCCAAAAGATATGTGTTTTGCGTGACTCTTAGTTTGCCAATGTAGTACTTTAAGTTGTGATTGTACTTCAAGAAAGAATTTTACATTACCACTCAACCTCATTTTCATCAGGTTTTTCTTGGTTGAATGAATCTCTCATTTCTCCTGGGTTATAATCCGCCACATCTTGTTTGGTTATGACGTATTCATTTTTACCACTCGCTTTCATATCAAGTTGTTTCTGTGAGAAAAACTCAGAAGGATTCTGATTAAATGGGTATGAATCCAACGACCTCATCTCAAGTCTTTCCTGAGGTGTAGGTTCTTTCATGTCCTCAACCTTAGATTCTAAACCATCTATTTTGGTTATTACATTATCCATTTGAGATAATTTACTCTCTAAATCATCTAATTTAGAAAAAAGGTCACCCATTTTACCCATAACTTGGTCATTATCACTTTTAGACGAATCTAAATCGTTTTTAATATTTTGAGTCATGTTAACAAGATCTGTAATATCCACCTCTTCAACGTCTGGTTCAATATCACCGTCCACTGGTTCCTCCGCAGGAATATCATCTACAGGGGCATCACCAACAGGTTCTTCCGCAGGAATGTCATCTACAGGTTCCTCTGCAGGAATATCATCTATAGGTTCTTCTTGTTCTTGTATTAAATTTTTACCGTACTTATTAATACTACGGTATCTCATTAATTCTTCGTGTAGTTGTTTTTCTAAATTCATCTTTTAATCTCTTAATAATTGTCTACCGTCTTCGGTAATATATTTTTTATTAATTCTTTCTACAAGACCATCTTTACTTTTAATAGTGTAACATTCACCAGTGTTCATGTCACAAACTTCTTGTTCCGTTCCTTCCTCATTGAGGTTCTTAACCGTCTTGTTTTTTAAAAAACCGTCAATTGCGGATCCTATTTTGATATTGCTCATAATATTCTTTTTATTATAAATATCAAGTTTTTACTAATTGTCCTCTTTATAGGATATTAAAATAAATAACGTCACCTTCTTGAAGTTTTAAATCCTTCATTAGTTGTTTAGATAGTGCAATTCCACTGTATAATGCACCATCACCAATATTCAATTTAGAACCCCCCTGATCTGCGGGTCCTGTTATTTGTCTTGTGGCTCCTCCAGAATTGTCTAACACGGATGAACTTTCAATGGTTTTTCTTCTACCATTTTTTGGATTAAAGAATTCTGTGGACGCAGAAGTAAGTAAATAATCTGACACTTGCGACGGTGTTGTATTGTTTTTCTTTGTCATGTATGGAGAATAAAAGTTCAATCTATAGAAATAATTACTAGATTGGTTTATCTCAGTGAATGGAACTTTACTAGGATTAACGGTTATTGATGACGATACCTGTGTGGGTAAGGACATGTTTAGGTTAGTTGGTCCATCGAATTTAGTAACGATACTTCTAAAATAAGTCTTATTCTTATATCTTACTTTCTGTATTGACAAGATGTTTTTATAACCATTGTATGGTACCCCCAAATTAGTTACACCAGATTCTTTAATTAGTTCTTCTCCCTCTATAATCTTATTACCTCTATCGGTCTTAAAATTACCTTCAGATGTTGATATGATTTCCGTAGTGTCGGTTTGATTTAGTGATTTAATCTTAGCCAACGCACTTTTCATTATCTTATCATACATAACTCTATATGATGCAGTAAAGGATTCTTTTGGGTCAGGCAAACTCGCCTTTGGCATCCTAACTCCTTTAAAATTTGTTTTAATTTGGTTGTTTTCTATTCTATGGGATACCTCTACAATCCAATATGCCCCCTCGAATAAAGGAACATTTTTAAGTTGGAAATACATGGTAGGTTGAATCATGACATTACCCATACATTCTACCGTACATTCATAAGATCTTACCTTATATATGTCGTATAGATTTGTACTAACTTGTGCAACCCCCGATCCTGATTCCGATCTTGCTGTGTTCTCTAACGCAACATTACTTTCAAAAGTCTCTTTGAATTGTGATTGGTCTAAACTAATTGATTTAAATATCCCTTGATTTTGATCACCAAAACTAACCTCAAATGCAACCACTTTATTGGAGTTTTTAAAATTTTCTTGTTCAAAGTAATTTGGGTCGGTTATTAATACAGGATTATTGTTTGCGTCACCTACATTAAATGTATCATTCTTGTACTTATATTCTTCACTAATTGTTGATGTGTCAATATGAGATGAGGGTTTACCAACGTATTGAACGATCATTTTAGGAGTTGAATGTTCAACATCAACATCTAAAAATTTACCAAATAATAACGATGCAACCTCTTCAGATTTTTTTATTTTAGTCTTACCTGATCTGTTACCGTAAAAATTAACATATGCTGGAAGTGGTCTAAAATCTAAATTATTTCCTGATAACATCTGAGAAATAACATTGTATAGTTTTAAATTTTGACTTTCCGACTTTTCAAAAACCTCAAGTCTTTTTACATCATAAAACAAATCATCACCAATATCTTTATTCGCCTTATCCAAAAATAAGAACTCTTCCATTAGTAACCTTTGTCCTATTGAATTTCCTGAAGACCACCTATCGTTAAAGAGTTTAAACATACTATATGTTTCCAATTTTAAAGGATCCATACCGAATGTTCTCAATACACCTAAGTTATTGTTTTTATCTTTACGTCTTTTTAAACCAGGGAATTGAGCCAATAATCTAGTGATAAAGGAAATTACCCTTTCTTCAAACGGTAATGCAATTGATTCATTCAAATATGTAACAAACTTATCCCTATTTAACTCACCCCCATTCTTTCTATATCCCGCATAAATTTGAATTATTGATCTATAGTGTATTATATTTTCTTCATTTAAGACCATGTCGTTTAACGGAAAGAATTCCTCATAATATCCGTCCATGTCTTCTCCGAGATATAATTCTATAAACTTCAAGTTACTTGATAACTGTGATGATTCATATCCCTTTTCATACATCCTAACACTCTGTGGAATGAACGTCCTAATTGCATTCAAGTTTAACTCTTTTGGATTTGATAAAGTTAATTGTACCAAATTTTTAGAATTAACCATTATATCAGTGACATACTTTTGTTGTTCTATCTGTCTACTAGTGATTAATCTTAAGTGGTGATTAATATTTGTTAAGTCATCATCATCTTTCTTTTCTACTGTAACTAAATCATGTAACAAGTCTTGAAATTTATCATATTGTACAGTTTCAAACTGTTTTGGTGACTCATACGTATCAACTTTCTCACTAGAGAACTTAATAAACGCATCTTCAAACTCATTTAATATTTCGGGTGAGAATGTTGCAATAAGGTCTATAACTTTTTTATTATTATCACCTATTGTACGATTTTGGTTATTGTTGTCTTTACTTACGTATTGATTATATGGTGGGAATGTCACTCCACTAAACGCGAACTCTTCACCATGTGGAGAAGTCCAATCGACATTAAAATTATACTGTTCTGTTATATTATAGTCTGTGGAGTATGGGTTAAAACCATTATTTAAACTACCGTCTAGTCTTGGTGCGGTACCGTGAGATGGTAAAATAGTGTATCTTTTTTCACCACCAACAAACTTACTATTATCAACAAATGAATTATAATATTTAAAACCACCAAACTTTTCGAATGAGTCTATATGTAAAATACCGTTTGTAATAGTGTTTTCAAACGATGTTGGTGTTGTGTCTGATACATCATAATAAAGGTACCCATTAATAACTTGGTGGTACACACTCGAATAATAAGGGTGTATACCTATATCGGTCTGATCATTTCTTGTAATTCCTGAAAATGTTTGATTCTGATTAATGTCGAAAAACAATCCACCGTCTATTGGCGTAGTAACATCATTCATTATATCAATACCATCTAATACATATGTTTTATATCTATGGTAGATGGATCCCCACTTCACCATAAGGTGATATGGTATAAAGTGTGTCGAACTTATCTCTTTAAAGATGTTTGACATCCTTGTTTTTTTACCTTCTTCTAACTCTATTTCCATGTCTAAATCGTGATATGGTAGTGAATTAAGAAGTAGGTATGCGGACGATTTATATTTACCCGAACTATTTGTTCCAAAGAAATCATTAAATAATGATTTATGGAAATAAGGTGTATTGATTATAGAACTAATGTTAGTGTTATTACCCCCTATATCTAAGTATGATTTTATGTTAAAGAAATTACCTTGATCATTTAAATCATCACGAACCCATGCTTCGGGGTTTACGGGTGTTTGTATAAGTCCTTTAGTTGTATTAACCTTATAAATGCTCCTTAAATTAATATCGTTCTTTGTTAATGAAGTCTTATTAATATAGTCCAAATATGTGGTAGAATTAAAAGGGTATATTTTAGTCCTATATTCTTCTACAGAGTATTCAACTAAATTAGATTTTAATTTTTCATACTCTTCACTCATATCCGCCGACTCTAATGCGTCGGGAGAGTAATCTTGTAACTTAAATGATTCGTATATGTTATCTGAAATATAAGGTACTGTGGCAATCCCATCATCATAGTATGGTTTTCTTTCAAAAGGTGAGAAACTTTCAAGTTTAGATTCTAATTGGCTGAAAGTTGAGATTTCCTTTAGAATATCCACAACGAACGAATCCCCTTCCACCATAGATTGTAGGGTTTTAAATTCTAAATCTGCAAGTTCCTTTATCGATGTTTCAGTATTAAAACTGTCAAACAACATACTATATTTACATCTTTCTATAATTTCATAGAACATAGATGCTAATGTTTTATCCGAGTAAGGTACAACATCAGTTAAACTATTAACTTCGGAAATCTTCTTTAGGTCGTTTTGATTAGGGTCTGAATTTTCAAACTCAAAACTAACCTTATCGAAAGTCTTCTCCTTTTCCGCTAAATTATCTGTAATTCTTTGGGATACGGCCATGTATTCTTCAACGAACTCAACTTCAGGCCATAACGTAGGATTATCTGATCTCAACTTTCGTATCAGATCAAACTCCGCAGGATATGCCAATATTTTCTTTTTATCGTCACTTACCTTATTTACTTCTGGCCACGGATAAACCGCACCTTCGGAAGTTGCTTCATCTGAAAATCCAACTAAAATATTTTTCTTTTCTTCTCTTACGTTATACGCTCGAAAATGTACGTTTTGCATTAACCTTATGTAAGTATCTGCACCTGCCAAAACAACACCAAAAACATTACGTATTGTTGGTTCGAAACCTAAACCTTCGTTACCGTTGGTTTTAACGATTTCGTTCATTTTCTCCTCTACCTTATCTTGTAATTTTTTCTTTTCTTGATTAAATGAGGTTATAATTTCATTTATGTGATCTATTATTAATTCGTAGGCCACACCAATTTTACCACCCAACTTTGGGTCGGTTGAAGAGTAATATGAATTTATATCGACTAATGGGTTCTTTACACTAACATTAAAGGTTTTAAATTCTTTTCTTGATTTTTTAAGTAATTCCCTTATCGAGTTTTGTATCTTTTTAATCTTCGCACTTTTAACTTTTAAGATTGATTCTAATGTTCCACTCTTAGGTCCAATTATATTTGTTGTCTTATTTGATTGATCCTTACTGAGGTAGTTGTATTTTATTCCGTTTTCATCTGGAAGGGTGATAGACCCATCTGATAGGTATCTTGTTTTCCAGGCTTTAACCGCACCAACAAATTCTACCAACGCATCGTCGAATTCCTTTACCAAACCAAATAGTCTCATATCAACAATACCTTTATCACCAAATATTGCCTTTTCTAACTCCTTATCTAAATTTTTTGATTTTTGTATAAGTTCTCTTAATGTCGGGTTAATACCTTCAGGTATTGTTATTAAACCTTTTCTACGATATTCTTGATATACTGATAATAGTGTTTGATAACCTCGTGATGTTTTTGAAAGTTTGACTTTTGACTCCCCTGTTTTTGTGTTCGTCTCTTTTTTAGTAGGTATTTCAATACCATACATGTAAGGTGCATTAAGGATAGATGTTAAAGAAATATCATTAAGATATGCGTATGTTGATCCAACGAACTTACCCGTACTTTCAAAGTTACCGTTACCCGCGTTATATGACGTATTAAAATTAATTAAATGAAGTCTGTATCTTATCGCCTTACCGTAGAAACCTTTTACTGTTAAATAAAATATTGGCCATGGTAGGTGAAAAAAAGATTTATATGGTGAATTTTTAGGTGATTCAAAAAGAGTTTTACCTCTTATATCCACAAAACTTATGTTTACTACAGGTACAAAGTTCACACCTTTTACTTCTATACTGACAGTTGTCATTCCAAAAGATTGTCCCGATGAATCATGATTAGGTTCATAGATACCTTCTTTTTCAGGGTCTTTTGTGGGTTGTTCCGTATAGACATCTGTCCACTTTGTATCAAGGTATTCTCCGTCTTTATTCTGTAATAAATTAAGAGTTCCTTTTGCTACAGAGGTTAGTTGACCACCACCCCCATTGTTGGAGTTAAGTGTAGTTCTCGGAACTAAGTCCGCCTCTAAATTTATATAATAAACTAAATTTTCATGATTTGTGGATCTCGGTTCTATAATACCATTAGACACAACACTATTAGGGTCAATATAAACAAGATTGTTTTGATTAACCTTAACTAATATGTTTTCACTATTTGTGGTATCATTCTTCGCCATAATATAAGTTGTACAACTCTACCGATTTTTTATATTCTTGTAAAGCACTAACCAGTGGGAAAGGTATTCTTAACGTGAAATTATTTGGTACTTCAAATTCAATACTTCCTGCTAATGGATTTGCCTGTAATATTAACCAACCAAATACGGGGGTATTATAATATTCTTGAGAAATTTTATCAAACCTATCTTTCCCCTTCTTATATTGTACATACTTGTCTGTAGACCTAATTGGTATCTCAATACCAGGGACTATTTTAAAATCTCCCTCTTCCTCAAAAAACTCATACCTATTGAAATATTTTCTACTCATTTTTAAAGTGATTTAATTTAGACCCAAGTTCACCTATAGTTGAATGGACTTTTGTTAATGTATCTTGTTGTGATGAATCAGTAATTGGTACCGTGTCTATCACATTAAAGTTAAGATCAGAACTGTTTTTCTTTGGTTTCCACTTAGAAAGTCTTATTCTTTCCTCCTTTGTTTCGTCAAAAAACTTATCGACCTTTCTATCAATTTTATTTTTTATATTGGGTGGGAATAATGTTGTATCCACCTCATATACCTTTTTTATATCTTCTATAGATTCAGGTGTCCCCCCTAATAATAAGGATAATATTTCACTTAGTGTATCCACGTCTACCGAAAGACTGTTAAAATTATAAGTTGTGTCTAATTTTTTCTCAAACTTATCATAGTTTTTGTCAAAATAATCCATCATGTGATCAATTTCAGAATAAACCGATTCATAAGTAAAACCTGAAAGATTTGCCTGTGTAGCATTACCTTCTACAATCATACCATCACTCACATATTTTGTTAAGTAATTAACTTTATCTAAATTAATTATAACTAAATTTCTTGCCGCCTTTATACTTTTAATTGCTTCGTTTTCTAATAAAGAATCTAACTTATCCTCAACTATTTTCCTCAATGCTGGTTTTAATAACTCATTAGATCTCTCCATTTTAGGATTATTTAAAAATCTATGAAATTTAAACATTGTAGAAACATCTTCTAATTCGATAGCCGTTACTAATTTTGTTTTAAGTTCTATTAAGAAAAGATCTAAGGTTCTTATTTTATCAAACTCACCAAACATAGTTATTTCCCTTGTTGAAGTGGTTGACGTATTAACATCGTACTTATTTATCTTTCTGTAATCGGGTGAAAACACTAATGAATGTATATGTGGTCCATATTGTTTTAGTATTGTATTATACGATTCCTTATAGGTGTTAAAATATGATTCTATATCTGTATTTAATCCACTAACGATCTCACCATATGAAAGTGTCTCTCCCGATCCTCCAATATAAACACCTTGTTTAATTTCATTTTCTTCTAATGGTTCTCCATCAGGTGTTTGAGAATTGGACCCCGCCGATTGTAGTTGTTCTAAAAACTCTTTTGTAAATTCTTCAGGGTCTTTTCCATCAATATTGCTTGTACCTATAGATCTTGGATCATACATTTCTGTATTTGCAAAGAAATTAGATGATAGTGCGTTTTGTAATCTTTCGACTGGTTTATCTAATCCTTGTCCACCAATAAAGTTTACCTGTAGGGTCACATTAGCAATCATTGGTTGTACACCAATACCTTCAGGATTTAAATCCCATACACCTTCGTCGTAATTTATGTTGACATCTCTAATTGCAATCTTAGAATGATAAAAATCACCAATTCTAACCACACATATAGGTGGTGGACCGAAACTTGTATTTCTCGCATTTATATCATTATTATCCGCAATACCCTTAAGTGGTATTGTATCACCAGGTCTAACACATTGCAAAAGGAATGTTAACCTTGCATTCAAACCTTCAGGTGTTGTTGAGTGAAACGCGGGATGGAAGTATTTTAGTTTTTCTGTTAAACTTTTAAATGTAACAGGTGAATCCTCCTCTAATGCCTTGAAATAATAACACTCAGACAACGTCTTCATGATAATTTTTTTCATTTCATTAATAGGTGGTTTCTTTACCTTAGGTGGTTCTATTGTTCCGTCGGGTGTTAGTTTAACTTTTGGATCATCAGGAAGGTCAGGTAATTTATCTATTGGTGTCTCAACCATTTCCACGGTTGCGTGTCTACAGTAAAACGTAACAGGTGCGGTTCTTTTTAGTGCACTATTAGATCGTATTTCATCTTTGTGACAATTTACAGGAACACTACCCCCACCAAACAAGTTTTCTTCTTTACTAACTGTTTCTCCATTTGCACTATAACCTATACGTAAACCACCTTCTATACCTTCATACCCTAACTCTTCAAAAGTATAACCAAGTGTTTGAGATACTGAGGGTACTCCCGATGATGGAACAACCTTTGAAAAGTCTTCTCCATAATCTTTACTGTTTTTCTGTATCTTCTTCATAACATCTATAAAGACACTATGGGCTCTCCTCGCCGATAATTTTACGTTATAATTGTTATCGGCAACAGATGATGTACTAGTAAATATTTTAATTAAAACATCTTTAAGTTCTCCACCTTCAATCCTTGATTTAATAGAGGTTAGTTTGCTGTCATATTTTGTCTTATTATCAACAAGTCTATTAAAACCCTTATCTATTTTATCCCTAACAAGTGCATAGTCAGAAGTACTACCCGTTATCCCCTCGGATTTACCAAACATATTTTCTATGTCATTCTTTTTGTTAACGGTAAGTGGTGCGGTAAAGACCATATCCAATCCGTTTACTAAGTCTTTCATATAAGTCCCGTCAGCCGGTGTTCCTGTTGCTGAACCTCTATTTCCAACATAACTAGTATATTCGTCGGTGTATGTGTTGGGACTTGTTACCGCACTTGAACCTATCTTTGGAAAGTCGTTCCTAAAATATAAGTTAATTAAGGTTTTCTCAGGTGCTTGTTCAATAGGACTTAAATCGGGTGTTTCATATTCACTATCATCCACCTCTACTTTATATTTGGTGATTGATTCTTTATCAGGATTATCCGCTTCTAAATATTTTTGAATACTACCT